GCAAATAGCAGAAAAATACAGTATCCCCATATGGGATATACGGGGAGAGGCAAACCCGTATACTTACAGTAACTAACAGTCAAAACCCGTCATTTTGGCGGGTTTTCTTTTGGTTGACAATAATTATCAAAACTGCTATAATTACACTAATTGAACAAAGGAGCTGACACAATGATTGCACACACTCGCGTTAAAGCACTGAATCCCCGTAGCCCTGACACCAAATTTATGGGGCAGGAACCCACCTGGGAAGTGCAGCCACGCCCAGAATTGCGAACCGGATTGATGTCAGCTGCATTCACATGGTACAATTACTTTTACAATAAAAAAGATGCTAGAGACATGATTGTTTCATATCTGGAACAGCATGGTCGTCGAGCAGATATCAAGCGCCTACGCGGTGTCAGCGACAGCACTATAGTTTTGACAGCCGCATGGCTGTGCCGTATGAGTGCGGTGGGACTGGAACTGACCGACTCAGAGTCAGCCAAACTGCAATTGTTGTTGGAACAGACCATGGGATCACGACCGCAAGAAGTGGCAGAAGTGGATCCTGGCGCAGCCAGTGCAGTCAAGCTGACCATTCAAGACCGTCTGCGTGACAAGGTGACTGAATGCGCCGGCGAGTTGGAAGGCATGCTGGACGATTTTATTGCCGCCGGCGCCAAGATGAGTGCAGACTGGAAACCCATTGCACAGATCCGCGGCATGAATGTGGCACCACAAATGGTCAAAGATATTGCCGAAGTTTGGCAACGAAAACTGCCCGAATTTGAAGCAGTGGTGGCTGGCCAGGACGCAGATCTAACCGAAGCCTACAGTCATCTCAGCAAGATCCAAATGCGCAATGTGATCAAGTTTTGTGAAGCAGTGATCAACGACTGCGGTGCCTATGTGCAAATCAAGAAAGTTGAACGCAAACCCCGGACAGTTAAAACCGTTGCGCCAGAAAAACGAGCTGCGAAATTCAAACATCAACTTGAGTTTACAGAACTCAAACTCAAAGGCTTGTCGGCTGCAAATCTTGTTGAAAAAACCGAAGCCTGGTTATACGACACCAAAAAGCGCAAACTTATCCATGTGGTAGCAGACAGTCATGTGGGCACATTCACTGTAAAGAGCAACAGTATTATTGGTTTCTCCACAGTGGAAAGCCAACAACGCACTGTTCGCAAGCCAGCTGACATTTTAAAAGCAATGAGTGCCGCAGGCAAGCCAGCAGCCAGGAAGATATACAAAGATCTTACCACAGCAGAAACAGTGTTCAACGGTCGCGGCACAGAGAATTTGATCATTCTGAAGGCCTGGTAAGACTGGATTCATTCAGTGCCATAAATATAAGCAACGGAGTTCTTACATGGCCATTGAAGTCGAAACCAGTCTTAACACACTAAAACAAAATCTCATTGAATATGTGCGCCTGCAACTGGGCTCACAAATTATTGACCTTGAGCTGGATGCAGAACACTACGAATCCGCATACCAACGCACTCTTGGAGTTTATCGTCAGCGAGCACAGAATGCCTACGAAGAAAGCTACAGTTACTTGGAATTAGTAGACGGCGTGGCAATCTACGATTTGCCACAGGAAGTTATTCAAGTCAAACAGATCTTCCGAAGAACATTTGGAAATTCCCAAGGTCCGTTTGCATCAAACTTTGATCCGTTTGCACAGGCTCAAATGAGTGTGTACCTCATGAACTTCAATGTGGCTGGTGGACTGGCCACATATGACTTTTACAGCCAATATGTGGAACTGGCCGCTAGAATGTTTGGCGGTTACATGAACTTCACATGGAATCCAGTTACTAAAAAACTGCAACTGATCCGCGATCCCAACGGATCCGGCGAAAATGTACTGTTGTGGACCTACAACCTCAAGCCAGAATTCAATCTGCTGCGTGACTTTCAAATATCACAATGGATTCGTGACTACATGGTGGCCAACTGTAAAATGATCATTGGTGAAGCTCGTGAAAAGTTTGGCACTATTGCTGGACCGCAAGGTGGCGGCACACTAAACGGTGCTGCAATGAAAAGCGAAGCACAGACACAAATGGATAACTTATTGGTAGATCTCAAGAACTATATAGATGGATCCGAACCACTCAGTTGGGTAATTGGCTAATAAAACCAGTTGTTTGAACAAACACTGCTAGGCAAATTGTCATAAATCTGTTATACTAACACTATGGCAGACTTAATGATCGATCTTGAAGGACTTGGTACAGGTCCCGACACCACAATACTAACCATAGCCGCCCAGAGCTTTGATCCCTTGGGCACCGGTTACTACGAACGGCATTACTATGCTCGTATTGATCTTGAAAGTCAATCCGCTCGCAGTATACAGCAAGACACTATAGACTGGTGGGCAACTCAGCCCGCAGCCGCCCGTGACGAAGCATTCAATGAAGCAGACCGTATTCCGTTGGATCAAGCCCTGGACGAGCTGGGTAAACTGATATGGCAAAGCAAGCGTATATGGGCGCAAGGTCCCACATACGATATGAATATTCTTGAACATGCATATAAAAGTTACGGCAAACCCTTGCCGTGGTTGTTTTATGTAGTTCGTGATAGTCGAACTGTGTTTGGGCTATGGCCTGAGTTGCCCAAGCCGCCCACAAGCCATCACGCTTTGGAAGATTGTCGTAGGCAAATTGCCATGTTGCAGACAACCCTGCAACATCTAAATGTAAAGGAATTATCATGATTATTGGTGTGTGCGGATTCATTGGTAGTGGCAAGGACACTGTTGCGGATTACTTGACTAACTTTCATGGATTTCGCCGAGAATCGTTTGCCAACAGTTTAAAAGATGCTGTAGCCCAGGTGTTTGGATGGGATCGAATCATGCTGGAAGGCCGTACAACACAAGCCCGTGCCTGGCGCGAACAAGTTGATCCATGGTGGGCTCAGCGGCTTGATATGCCCGATCTTACACCGCGTTGGGTACTGCAACACTGGGGCACTGAAGTGTGCCGAAAAGCGTTTCATGATGATATATGGATTGCTTCATTGGAAAATAAACTGCGAAACAGCACCGACGATATTGTTATCAGTGACTGTCGCTTTCCTAATGAAATTCGATCAATTAAAGATGCAGGAGGCATTGTTATTCGTGTAAAACGCGGTGCCGAACCAGACTGGTACAATGATGCTGCGGATATGAATGCCGGTGATCGGTGTTTAAACTATATGACTGCTAAAGTGCGGATGCAAAAACTAGGAATACATGCCAGTGAAACAGCATGGGTAGGCACCAAGTTTGATGCAGTATTGCTCAATGACTCTACCATCGACGACTTGTTTGAGCAAGTCAATGATCTGGCGCTAAGTCACCTGGCGCCCAAGGCAAATCAGACTTCTTGATCTCAACTGTGCAATTTAAACATATGGTCTTTAAGTTGATTGCATTGGTATTGTGCAGATTACTGTCGGCATGATATACCAACAACTGAGCTGCATATTTTGATTTAAAGCCACAACGGTCACAGGTGGTTTTTTTCTTGTAGCCGGCTGATTGCCATCGAGCCACTGGCGGCTTGATGCGACGTTTTTTCTTGATGCATTGATCACATCGCGTTCTATAGTGTGCCATGCCGTTGCGATAATAGTTAACAGCACACAATCTCTGATTACAAGCAGTGCAGATTGGTCTTTCCATGATGTATTTACCATAAAACCTTTCCTAAAGGACAACATCGCCACGGTTTTTCTGTGCAAGCGCTAAATATTAGCAACTAGGAAAAGGACCAGACCATGGCATTAACATCACCAGGCGTAGAAGTAACGATCATTGACGAGAGTCAATATATTCCGTCGGCTACCAATTCAGTACCATACATTTTATTGGCAACTGCCCAGAACAAAGCCAGTGCTGCCGGAGTAGGCGTAGCACCAGGAACATTGGCAGCCAACGCTAACCGAGTAACTTTAATTACAAGTCAGCGTGATTTGGCCGCCACATACGGTAATCCATTCTTCTATAAAACAACTGCTGGTACACCAATCAATGGTTACGAGCTGAACGAATACGGATTGTTGGCTGCGTACTCTGCATTGGGTGCAAGCAATCGTGTTTATGTTCAGCGTGTGGACATTGATTTGACCGAGCTGACAGCTACCTTGACTCGCCCAACTGGATCGCCAAACAACAACACTTATTGGTTAGATACTACCGCCTCACAGTGGGGTATTTTTCAATGGAATGAAACTACCGCTGCGTTTACTGTACAAACCCCACTGGTGATTACAAGTACAACACAATTGGAAGTTAGCAGCACAGTGCCTTTACAAACAGTTGGCAGCATTGGTGATTATGCCATCACTGCTGCCACTGCTGCCACAACATTTAATCCTGGATATTTCAAGCGCGGCGGCCCGACATCTGCACAGACCAGCGCTGTAGATTTGTCAGATCTGTACAACACCTGGGTGTTGATTGGCAGCGATGAATGGAAAACTTCATGGCCCACAGTTTCTGGAACATTGGCTCCAACATCATTGACTGCTGGCAATACATTCACAGTGAACGACACTTTGATCACTGTGCCAGTTAGCCCTAACAACACAGTGGATGGTATTGCAGATGCAATCAACAGTGCAAATATCACAGGTGTATATGCTGCTACTATTGGTGGTAGACTGTACATGTACGCCGATTCTACTGCATCCAATGACGGTAGTACAGGCGACGGCGGCATTATTTCAATTGCAACTGGCACAGGTACACCGTTGACTACATTAGGCATCACTGCTGGTGACTTCTATGCTCCAGCTTTCTTGATTGCACCAAGCCAGAGCGCACCACGCTGGGGTTCTGGCCAGCCTCAGCCACACCCGACCGGCAGTGTATGGCAAAAGATTTCAAGTGTAAATCAAGGTGCTGCATTATCTGTCAAGCAATGGAGCACTGCACTGGCTTTATTTGTGCAACAGGCTTGTCCGTTGTATACATCTACTTTTGAAGCAATTTATGCTCTTGACCCTAGCGGTGGCGGCACAAACATCCCAGCCGGATCTACATTTGGCCGAGCCGATTTACTTAACAACAACACTAGTGGAATAACCATTTATGAACGGTTTGCTACCGGTGCAACTGAGATTACTGGTGACGACAATACCCCGGGTCCGTTTGTCAATGGCAACACTTTTACAATAACTGCTACACAACCAGGAACACCAACAGCAACAACTGCTACTGCTACATTGCTTGGGACTACTACTGCTGATTTTATTGCCGCAGTCAGTGCAGCAAATATTCCTTACGTCAGTGCTTCTGTTAATAGTGCAGGTGCAATTGTGATTACCCATGCCACCGGTGGCCAAATAACTTTAATTAATCTAACAGGGACTCCAGTTACAACCGCTGGTTTTAATACCAATGTTCGTGGTGTTGCTACACACTATGTTGATGGTGTACCAACCGGCCTATCACTGAGCAATTGGGTATCGGCTCCGACATTCACCTACACTGCCAGTGCCGACGCTCCGGATCAAGATCCAGCTGACGGTCGTTTGTGGTACTACAGTTCTACTGATCAAGTTGACATTATGATTCAAGACAACGGAACATGGCAAGGTTATCAAAATGTAACAAACGACGTTCGTGGTTACGACCTGAGCAACACCAATGCCACTGGTCCTATTATCAGTGCCACTGCACCAGTTACACAAACTGATGAATCTGAGTCTCCTCTAGTGTATGGTGACTTGTGGATCGACACAAGTGATTTAGAAAACTATCCAGTGATCAGTCGTTGGGAGTCAGTGAGTGGTCAAGACCAATGGGTTCCGATCGACAACACTGACCAAACCACACAAAGTGGTGTGTTGTTTGCGGATGCTCGTTGGGCACCCAACGGCACTACAGATCCTATAACAGGTGACTTCCCAACAATTGTTAGTTTATTAACCA